ATCGGCGGCCACTGGTCCACCGGCTGCTTCACTCCCAATCCCACGGCTGGCTCTATCATTTCCCCTCCTTACAAAACCAGAGAAAACTCTGGTAGGTTGTGTCGTTTCTTTTTGCCCCCGGAATTCTCACCGGTTGGCTTGGCTTGAAAGTCGCAGGATCGCATCCGAGCGGAACAAGAAAAGCTTTTAGTTGCTCCATCCATTCTTTCTTGGGCGGGTTCTCGAACCAGCCGTGCAGACTCTTCCCGCCGGTATCGACCACGGCATACATCCTCATCTTGAATAGATCGCGCATGGCCTGGAACACCGCTCCCATCTGCGGCTTGGTCAGCGTGTCGGACTCGACGACCAGGTAGACCCTGGTGTCCACGTTCTCGTTGGCGCGGCTGACCGACCCCGGCACAAACACCGCACCGGTCGTGTAGTTGCCCACCGGCGATGGCAAGCCCATCCACTCATCCGCCCTGCGGAAGTTCTGCGGATGCCTTCCGCTGTCCTTAACGTCCCCGATCCAGATCAGGTCGCTTGGTTGCCACAATGTCAGGAAGCGGTGGTAGTCCTGCGCCGGATCGTCCAGCTTGACCGGACTCTCCTCGTACATATCCGCCGGGTCCCAATTGTAGTGGGTCAGATACCGGCTCTTGTTCGATTCGGCAATCGTCTTGATTCGATCAATTATTTCGCTCTCTGGGTCTTTCTCGATCACCAGTTTCACCGGATTATCCAACTGCTGGATCGGCCTTCCCATGCTGTCGTGCAGGATCGCCCGGCGCAGCTTGCGGTTGGCCTCGTCGCGGTACGCCATGCAGGAGGTATGCCAGCAGAAGATAGTCGGAACACCGTCCACGAACACGGTGGTGTCGCGCAGCCTGGTATGGCTTGTATGTGTGGCCTCCCCTGGGCAATGGCACAGCCCGTGGTTTTCGGACTGCCAATCCACCTGACCCACGATGGCTTCGGCTTTGCGTTGGTTCTCGTTCATATCAGAAATTCATGCCGGTGATTCAAGGGGTGAACACACTCTCAGGAGGACAACCCGTTGCAGGATCTCCCTGCACACCACTCCGGCATTAAATTATCCCTCCAACTCCATCGCTTTCTTCGCCGCCTCGACGATATCCTGGGCGGTGATGTTGCGAAGAGCATTGCACCACATCTGCGTCTTCGGTGTCTTGTTGGTTGCGTCCTTGCACTTCTGCTGCGGTAGACCCGCATGAGGGCGGCACGGAGCGTGCGGGCAGGTGTCCGGCTTGAAGACCGATATGTTCTTCGGGTAGTAGGTCATGCGGTCGTCGGGGTGGTAACTACCCCACAATGACACACAAGGCGTGTCGAAAGCGGCAGCCACATGGTTGACACTGCTATCCGGTGCCACGACAAAGTCAGCCCCGCTTACAATGGGGAACAGCGAGCGGAACTGCTTGGTCACGTTGAACAGGTCAATCACGCGAGGGTGGTCAACCTTAAAGTTGTTTGAGTTGTCCAGCCCGATGATCACGGCCTTGTGGTTCGGGAATGCCTCAAGCAACGCCAGCACCGCCTCTTGCCCATGCTTGGGCGGGTAGGTGCGGGTCGGCCCGGAACTAGAGACATGGTAAGCAAAGTAGTCACCCTTGATCGGCCACTTGCCCATCTCCATAAGCTCCTTGTGATCCGGCTCGATCAGGTACAGGTGCGGACGCTTATACTTCGGATCTACATCTCCGGCGTTCATCCATGTGTAGATGCGGTCGTAGCAGTTGCCCGGACCAGTACCCAGCTTGGTATTGCCAACCTGACCGCTGAACAGGTCGTCGGTCGGCAGGTGCGCGTCATAGCTATCCCAAGCCTCCAGCGTTGGAGGAAGCGGGAACAGCTTTGCACCTAGTCCGGCATAGAGCGGAAGGTTCCTGGCTGGTGCGTACACATCCACGCAGCCTCCTGATTCGTTGACTAGGTAATGCACGAAGGCGGTTGTGATGATCGCATCCCCGATAGCCCCGGCCCGGTACACCGCCGTGGCTCCGCCGGTTGCGCGGCCCGGATAGTACGGCTTGATCTTGTGGGGGCATGGTATGGAATCTTCCCACATCGGTCCGGTAAGCTCGTCGGGCAACACATAGGTGTTGCGCGGGAAAAGCATCGAGTCGTCGACCTTGTGGATTGAGTTGGTTTGGTTTGTCCAGAGTTTCATAGGTTCATCCTTTCAGTTTTTCTAGCTTGTCTTGGGTCAAGCCATAGCCGGTCCCGTGTCCGAGGTCAATCAAATTCTCTTCGCGCCGCAATTGCTCCGATGTCGCGTACCCGACAAAGTCAACGGTTGCCCCGGTGACTATGGCAAGCACATAGATGTCGACATCACTGTTGGTCTTGGTTGTGCATAGCAGCCTGCCGTTTGGGAGCGTGGTCGCCTTGATGTCATATCTCTTGCCGCCGATGACCCCGTCCGCGCCGCCGCTCCTGGGAGACAGCCCAAGGTCTGGAAACACATTGTACTTCTTGGCAAACGCAAACTCCGCCATGACCCCGACAACGTCGGCATCCGATCCATCCTGCGGCCCCTTCTTCGCATCCCTTACCCCGCACCCCCTGGCAATAAGCGACCTCATCCTTCCGACAAGGTTGCAAATCATAATCTCGGACGGCTCCAGGGTTACCGTCATTTCCTTCTGCTCGCCTTCTTTATCTCGACAAACATGGGGGTTCGCTCGCCCACATACGCCCCGGCCACGTTGTAGTCGAAGTATTCATATGCCTCGTCCACACTCATGCCATCCTTGTGCAGCATGGTTATGATTATGTTTTTGTCATAGACCGCCACTGCCGGTCCATTGAATGTTCTGCCCACGCCAAGGAATGCAGGGTCGAATCCATCTGCAAGCAAAATCCCTTCGTCGGGATAATTTTCCTCGATCCATTCCCGCACGTTCATTCCGCCCCCCAGTTATGCTCGCGAGCATAATCAATCGAAGAGCGGTTGCACTTCCATGCGCTGGCAATCTGTCTGGTGGTGTAGCCCTGCTCGTACTGGATGCGCCACAGCCCCCAACGTTTCAGGACGATCTGTCTTGTCCTGTTGCCTCCGCCGGTTTTCATCTTTCCCTTCCTGATCTTCGGCTTGGCGATCTTCAATGCCTCCGGCACCACGATCTCCCGCTCGTCACGAATCCCGGCAACGACCCGCGCCGCCTCTGATTCGTTGGCCTTGGTCCGCTCGATCCGCCCGATACTGATCTCATGGCGCATCTGCTGGATGGTCTGGACTGCGGCGACAAGTCTCGCCTCCAGCACCTTGATGTTGTCCTCGGTCGCACTGACCCGGTCAGTTAGTACCTGCGCTACTGCTTCCTGTGTGTTCATTCCTTATCTCCTTTGTGATGAGTGCCGCCGCGTCAACGTCCGCGATAATCTCGCGAACCTTGTGCGCCTCGGCGTGGTTTATCTTGTCTCGGTGGCTGGCCAGACTCCGGCGCACCCGCGCCAGAATCTCGGCCAACCACGCCATGCGATCTTCCGACATTATCCTCTCCGCATACGGAACCGGCGGGGACCACCCTTGGGCGGCACCCCGGCAGACCGAAGCGCGATGGCCAGGATCTGCTTCTGCGAGCGCGGCTTGCCGCCAGCACCGCGAGCCTTGCCCTTGCGTTTATTGTCGGCGCGTAGTTCACGAATGTTCTTTCCGATGTCTTTGCCTAGTGGCATATCACTCTCCTTTTGTTTTCACGAATCTACCGGCCACGAGATCCAACTCCCAGCCGTGTCCATGAAATTTGTCATACATCATCTGGTTCATAATCCAGTAGAGCGGCGAGCAGCCTGAGTCCATCAATTTTCCTGGGTGGCAGTTGTCCATGTCGAGAAACTCTTTGAGTGCCTCAACCTCCAATCTTGCCACCTGATATATGGTCACGCTGTCTCCTCCCCTACCACGCCATCAAACGCCTGTTCTTCTGCGTGGAAGACCTGTGTTTGTACCTTCAGCCATGTCGGCTTGGCAACCACATTCTTGCCCGTGAACGATGCCTCAGTGAATAAGACATTGTTGCCAGGCACGCAGGCAATCCTTCCATTGGCAAGCTCAATGAAGTGATGCGACTTGGTCTGACTTGGCTCCAAGCTGTACCCGTCCCCATAAGGTTCTGCGGTGAACATATAGGCTCCACGCATCCAGGTCTGCTTGCCTGCCAGCCACACTTGGCAATCCAGTTCGCGCAGATAGTCGTACTCGATGGTGGTGAAGTTCCAGCCGAAACAATCCCACCGCTGTGCGTCCCCCAAGGTCCACGGCTCACTCGTCCCATTGGTAAACGCCAATGCGTGCAGCGGTAGCCCACGGTACAACGCCCCGCACTTCAGCATGATTGTGCAACCCCAGGCCCGGTGCGGCACCGAGTACAGCCCGAACCATACGGCATCCTCCCAGCCGCTCTCGTTGCCCTGTGAGATAAACTTGCGATCCACCATGACGTACTGGTGGCGAGGAAGGTTGGCGGCAAAGGTCATTTGCGATCCATCCACATTGCCATGAGGGCAATGCCGATGGCGAACATCAGCATCTCGGTCGGGCCTACTTCCATTGTGGCCCCGTGATCCATGCAACCAACGCCCAGCGCGTGCCGAGCAGTGGTGCCTTGGCCTTGTGCTTGATCCATGATGGAAAGAAGTTGGCCGATCCCTGGTGCGTGGATTTCTCCAACCCATGCCAATCGGCCTCGACGCGCAACCCGCCGCCAACATATTCCTCCGGCCTGGAAAGGTTCACCACGCAGGTCAGCTTGCGGTCGCTGCCGTCATAGGTGTCGAAGTGCCACTTAAACTTCTGGAATGGGCGATACCTCAACACCTGAAGCTGCTGCATATCCATTATGTCAAAGCGATAGTGTTCCGTGTTGACCTGGTCAACCACTGCGGCCAGGTAATTATAAAGCCACTGGAAGTGCGGTGCCTTGGGTATCCAGCACGATGAGCAGGTCCGGGTACGGCTGGCAACGTGGGTGCCGTCCTTCGACAACACCGGCGCACGCTTCATCCCGATAACCTCCGCATCGCGGATAATCATCTCGCATTGCGAGCGGGTCAGGACTTGCGGTACCGTTACCGCCGTGAGGATTTTTTGTTTGAATGTTTTTTCGGTTTGCATTTGGTTTTCCTTTCGACGTACTCCGTCAATAGCTTCCTGATGGCATAACTGGCAAGCTCGTCCCTCTCGTACATGATCTTGTTGAACCCGATGTGCGCCAGCCTGTCGGCCATGCTGTCGTCCATGTCGAATTTCATTTCGACCATCTTGACCTCGCGCTCGCCCAAAAACTTTATCTGTCCCAGTTTTTCCATTCCGACCTTTCCTCCCTAGACTTGGCAATCAGCCACGAAAGAAAGCTACCGGCAAACACAAGCAGCGATATGCCGCCTCCGAACAGGAAGGCAAACAAGACAGCGTGAAAGAACACCTCGCTAAAGAACTTCAGATAGTCCATCATCTTGCCTCCTTTTAAGCATTTTGTTTAGGGTGGATTGGTCGATGTTCGCCCCTCCCATCCTGCACCAGAAGAGTACGGTTCCGTTCTTAAAATCGTCAAGCAGGTTCTTGATGTTGTCTTCCTCGCGGTAGCAGCAACAGTCCTTCAGGCCAGGACGTTTGTTCGCCGGGGTCAGCTTGTCCCCGACCAAGACCCTGCGGCGTTGCAACAGGCGCAGGTCGTAGATCGCCCGGATGGCAATCTCGCTGGCAAGGAGCTTGACCCGCTCCTCTTGGCTTAAGCGGTTCGCTTCAGCTTTGACCATTTCTTCCTCTTTCCAGAACGATCCTCGGCCCAGGCCGCATATGCGTTCCATAGTCTCGCCGCATCCAGGGCGTTCTGTTTGTCGTCAAAAATATCATCAGCCGGTGGCAGTCCGTTGGGCGGCTCGGCTCCCCATAAACGCGGACCAACCGGATTCTCCATCGAAGCCGTGACAACCCTCCATTTGTCGCCGTGGGGTATGACTTTGACAGGTGTCATCTTCCGGCCTCCTCCAGCTTCTTGATGTCGTCCTTGATCTGTTGCCTCAACTTTGCCATGTCGCCCGACTGACCGGCATAGTGGATTATGAAGGCATCCTTGTGCCGATCCAGCCCGAAGTGTTGCTCTACGCTGGTCATGCAGTTGTAGGCCGGATCAAGGTCGAGCGTCTTGGTGTTCCATAGGTGAAGCTGGACATTGAGCCATGTCTGCTCCGCAAAGTGGTTGGGAAACAACCCCAAGGGCGGTTGGGACAATGCCCCGATTGCATTTTTGCGGATCACAAACACGCCGGTATTGAAATAGAATCTTGGCTCAATCTGCGCCCCGAAAGCCTTTGCCAGTTCAGCCAAGCCCTTCTTTCTGTCAAGATACTCGCCCTCATTGAAGGCAAGGAAGTCAAACTCCTCGTCCACCTTGGATATGTCCTCGCAATCCATCGCAACCAGCACATCAGCATCTAGGAAGGTCGCTTGGTCATATCCCCTAGTCGCCATGATGTTGCCAAGAACCAGTTTGGTGTATTGCACCGGATGAGCTAGGGGTGTCTCAAGGGCGATAAAATCCTGCTGGGTTC